GTCTACAGCGTCAGTATCCTTCCAGCTAGCCTGATAACACTCATACCAAGCCTTAAATCCATGCTTCTTCACCAGCGCATTATTTGTCAGCTCCTGCATCCACTGTGAGTTCCAGTGCTCGCCTTGCACACGCTTACCTGTCTGCTGCCCTGCATGATATAGGAAAGCTCTCTTATCAATCCTGATACACATGCCTGCTTGCAGTAGTCTCATAGACAGGTCCAAGTCATCACCACCAGGCAAGGACTCGTCTAGCCCTCCTAACTCCTTCAACGTATCCGTCCTCATGACATTACACACGCCTATGATAAGACTCGCATCAAACACATCAGGCGTAGTCAGCTCCATCAAGCTTTGCGTTCCAGCCACGTAGTTCGAACATGGTCCCACACTGCCCACTCTGCCGTCTCCTAGATGCGTAGTGAGCACTCTCCAGTACTCCTTCTGCCCAGGCAAAAAGCAAACATCATCATTCATCATGCAGAAGAGCATTGTGTCACACTGCTCAAGCGCTAGATTAATACTGCCCATCCATCCCAAGTTACAATCTGGCTCTAGCACTTCTATATGCTCAAACTCTAAACTCTTAACATCCTCTTTTACTAATCCAGCGCAACCGTTGTCTACTACTACAATCTTGTAAGGATAATCAGTATGCTTCAGCAAGGACGTTAGACACCAACCTAGCTGTTCCGGATTGTGCAGCGTCGGAATGCATATCGTAAGAACTGGATCCATTACACTGCCACCTCCTCCACCCTCGGCCCATCACCGTCTACAAAGATCTTAGTAATCATAGATTTACCATCCTTAACAGGCGGTATTGCTTCTCCGAACTGCTGCACATAGCTATCGCGTGACGCCTCTCGCGACCTCCAATACACTTCCTCATCACACCACATAGGCGCATGGGCTTTGTGCTGAGTCTTCGTCGCTGTATCTATATACCGCTTGATCTTATAGTTCTTGCACCTATGCGAGAAGAACCAGTCCTCCCCACATCCAGTGCTAGCAAACCACGGCTTGGGAATCTGCTTAAATACTCTCATATCGTAAAGCGTCACACCGCCACCTATAGCCAGCTCCCCACCCACATCCTCACTCCCTACCAACTGATCTCTAGGATAGTCAAACACTATGTCACTACCCACAGCCATCTGCATATTGTTAGTAGGATCCCACTTCTCCATAATGCGATACATAACAGGGTGAATAGGCTCCCTCGCAGTAAAAGCCAAGGCCCCAACTACTGGGACTTGATGCCTCCATAGACGCAGGAAGGTAGAATGCCGAAACCTCATATCTGCGTCCCACCAAAATAAGTAGTCCGATTTGAAATCCTGAGCCATCTCTACAATTCTCTCTCTAGCAACCCCAACCAAGCTAGTACGAGAGAAGTTACAGATCATAACCTCCAACTCCCCCATCCTGATCCAGTCTTCTTCCGTCGGCATCACAGACTCATCATCCACATGAGTCTGCTCGATAGGAGAAATATCCCCTATACGCTTCATAAACTCGTCATGCCCTAACACGCTCCGCCATCTCGATCTCTCTGCGAGCGCGCCATAATAAAGCATGTGGTCCATATACAGAGGAAACGTCGAATCCTCCGGCGCATTATACCAAGGCAGGCCTATAGTCAATCTCATGCTTCCCACCTTTTGAACATATCCCTATGTAGTTCACTAAGAGTCCTAAACTTCAGTACTCCCAACTTCATCATAAGAAATTCTTTCCACGTCCCTTGCTCACAGACCTTCATTGTATGACCTATGTGATGGCGTCTAATCTTCTGCGACGAGTCACTCCAATGCACTCTTCCGCACTCACACCTCATGAGCTGTCGATCTGTGTTGCTCGCATCATACGGAGCAAGCCATCTAAACAACCACGGTGTAGCATCTACCTTATCGTCTTTTTCCGAATCTCTTAACTTATTGACTCGATTTGTTAACTCTTCGTTATCTTCCATTGTCGCTTCCATCACAAGCCCCCTTGTGTGATTTATTCATGTAAGTGAGGGAGAGAACCCTGCAGAGCCCTCTCCCTCCCAAAAATCCTACAGACACCTCAAAAATACGTGATTGGAATAGAGGGTCGCAGTAACACCGAGCGATTGCATAACCGCTGTAACAGTATCCAGCGCAACTACAGGACCGTAAAAGCCCGTCACAACTGCTGAGCTGGACAGCCCGACAGAGGCAGCAGTCAAACCATTAATTCCCATAGGGTGCCCAGGAATAACGGTAAAGTCTCCATTGTGCTGTATGACTCGCGCCGACTCATGATACCCATAAACCTGCGCTACGCCTACATCATTGTTAGCCACATCTTCATAGGCCAGACCAATGAAGCTACCTACTGCGTTAACTACAACGCCGCCCCAAATAGCTTCCCTAGAAGCCGCCTCGTTCGTGCCAATCGAGGAGGCGTTACCAACACCTGTGATCTTATTTACCGGATAGTGCGCGGTGATTGTCTGACCATCACTGTTCGTGAAGTTCAGCCAGACCCTCTCCGTATCAGTCCGGTTCGAAGTTTGCATCCACATTGAGTACTTGCTCCTTTACATTATGAAAGATACACGGAAGTGGAACTTATCATCACCAGATCCACCATGCCGAACGAAGAGAGATCCATTCGTCGTATCTGATCCGTCAGAGGAATTGATGTACACCGCTGGAGCGGTCTCAGCAGAATCCTCGCACGTAAGCTGCGCCGAGCGGATAGTGGGAGCCCCGGCGGTGCCGCTCTGGCCTGCGAGCTTGCATTCAGACCCACCGTGCGCCGCTTCCAAATGGCCTTCGACCATCCACAAGCCTCCACCCATTTGCCAAGGCTTCCCTATAACAGTAACGTCACCTGCTGCCATAATACTTCTCCTCTAGGTAACGCCCGTGAGCTTGCCCAGAGCAGCGCGCAGATTTGTTCCCATATTGCCTTGCCACAGGATTTGCGCGATCAGGGCATCCTGGTTGATCGGACGCTGGAAGCCCTCAGGATTCATCGAGTAGTTAGCATCCCGATGCACGAAGTAGAAGAGGTGATTGGAGTTAGTGACATAGACAGTTCCGCTCTGACACTTAGCCTCCCATTTCACAGGCGCGCCGCGATACGTTGGCTCGGCGCCCAGTTCCCCACTACCTCCGGCAGTATAACGAATGCCAGGCACGACGAGGGCTTCAAGCGTTTCCGCCTCCGTCTGAGTAGTGAAGATTCCATCAGGCTGACCCTGCACGCCAGATACTTCGATACAGTCATTAAAGACCGTGCGAAGATTCGGCAGCAAGTTCACAGCACCGTTACCAACTCCAGAAGTGAGCTGATTACGCCACTTATCATTATTGCCAAAGTTGATATCTGCGTAGGTGCCTGATGTGTTAGTTGTAGCAATCATGGCGGCCAGGCCCGTGGTCTGCTTCGACCCGTTAGCCGTGCCGTCGCTGTATGCGTCGGTCGCTGCCGTATCCGCAAGCTCACTTTCCGCCTGCATAATCCGATCTTTGCCTAAGTCCCTAATCCGGTTTTCACCAGCGTTGGACCTTTTCTCCAGACCAGACATAACCACAGCCGCAGCCATCTGCTTCCAGTCGAAGAACGCATTTGTCACGCCGTCATATCCAGTAACGTCCAGAGCCTCAAGCCCGCCATAGCGCTTGACGTTCCCGCTACCTTCATACATGACAGGCAATCGAATGCGCTCGCCGCCTGTGAGGACCTTGATTCTGTTCCCACTTCGAAGGTACTTCAACAGAGGAGAGCGATTATGAACCTGGTTCAAAAGGCTTCCACTGTTCAAATAATGCATCAAAGTAGACGACAGAACAGATCCCCATGAAATCGTAGGAGCTCCATCCTTAATACCCACAATAACCTACCTTTGTTTTACGATGCCTTTAGACATCAGAGTTTACAGATGTTCCCGCTTGGCCAAAACAAACGCTCGATCGAGAACAGTCTCAGAGTCCTCATTCCGATCTGGATTATAGATCTTGACGTCTGGGTTGCCAGGTCCGGAGCCAGTACTGCGTCTCATCACATTAGCTCTACGTTTGGGTCTAGGCCGTGCTTCGCCAGATCGCTCTGTCGCAGCCGGCCTACCAAACTCAAGCTCATATAACTCCAGCGCAGTAATACCTTTCTGCGGATCTTGCAACGACTCAAGTCTAGCGTCCAATCGTGCTTGCACTTCGGGATTGACTATGACAGATCCATCCGCGCCTAGCGATCCAAAGGACTCACCGTACGTTTCGACCGCGCGATGCAGGGCGGCGTCGGCATAACTATTCGCGGTTCTATCCGCTTCAGTCTGGTCAACGGTTTCCTGCTTCACATAGCCAAAATGCTTGGCCATACCCTCGAATAGCGCCAAGTGATCTTCTGTCACACCCTCTGGAAGATCGGAAACCGGCTCTTCATCCTCGCCCTGGCCGCCCTCCATATACTCCAGCATTCTCTCCCTAGTATCAAGCATGTCCTTCTTAATACCCTGAAACTCGTTCTCCTGCGTGCTCATTTGTCGCTGCATGCCTCTTACGTTTGCAGCCATAGCAGGATCGATTTCTTCCAGTTGTCGCATCATGGCATCCGTCGCCATAGGCTTGACTGATCCTGCCTCGCCCTGGTCTCCCTCTTCTTCCTCCGTCCCCTCCATTACAGCATCCTCATCCAGATCAGACTCACCCCACTGCTGAGCCTCATCATCGAGGAACTCTTGCATCGAATCCCCTTCTATTTCGCCCGACCTTCCACTTACTATCTGTGTCATCTTATTCCTCCGCATTTCTGTAGGAGGGCTTCGTGCTCATGTGACATTTTCACACAAGCCATCATGCATCGCCCCAATCTTGTAAATCACCCCATTTCGCCTTAGACACTACCTTACCTTCAGCGTCTACGGTTTCTACTACCTGCTCATTCGGATCTCCTTCTACGCCCTTACGCTTTACGCCCTGTAAAGGCCGCTTAGTCATTGTATGAGGTGCGTTCGCGTCAAAGTTCCTTCCGCCATGCACCCTATCACCAGACTCAATCAGACCTAGCTCAGACATAACGCGCCTACGCTCGCCTTCTGAGTGCACATCGCAGCCAAGCCCCTCATCGTAATAAGGCTCGAATATATCCACCCTTGGGCGCTCCGTCATATAATCACGAGTCATCTTCACACCACACGTACAGTCAGGCCCGTTCAGGCAATCCTCAAACGTACGATAGTCATCAGTCTGCGTTGAGCACGCTGGACATATGAAGGAGTATACTGGCATTATCGAGTTGGGTTATGATACCCCATCCCAGATCTCGAACGAAGAGTGGAGCGGCCTGACTGCCGGCCGAGCGCCGATGTAGTTCTATTCGCAGCCCTCACTCGTCTTCCCTTGATCCTGCTCCGCGCCTGGCGCTCTTTGCGTCTTAGGAGCGCCTCTTGGCTTGTGGAAGAACCACCCCTCATACGTCGTAGTTCTGGCATACTCATCGTCCTTTCTTAAAGGCCTGCTGCGTTGCAGCCGCCACATGTAAACGCTTGCGCTTTTTCTTCTTTGGCCTCTTATCTCCTGCCATATGAGTGGAGGAGAGCAGCGACCCATAAGTGATGTTTGGAGTAGCCATCTTTTCACCAGGCATTCTTATTTCTTCTTCCTAATAGCGCGTAGAGCTCTCTTAATCCAAGCTCTATTCATCCTATTGTCAGACTTCTCTTTAGGCATTACTCGCCTCCCTTTTGCATTTTCTTCCTACTCTCCTCAATCTCCTTCTTCGCCTCGGGAGTCAGTCTATGCTTAAGAAGATCAAGGGCCTCTTGGTGGAGAAGGCCGCCCTTCCGAAGAAGGAGATATGTTGCGGAGGCTGAGACTGCAGCCGCGGAGGCTATTTTAGCGCTCTTGATGATCCTATTTGTCTCCGCTCTAGACATTGCCAGAGGCTGCAGAGCCTTCTCCATCTTCTTCAAATCCAGAGTTTTACTCTCCATCAGCATATTTCCGACGATCTTATAAGCCTTTACCGATGTACGGCCTATAATCCTCACATCCCTAAACGTATCCTTAAGAAGGCCCATAACCTTTTTATCTTCTCCAGTAAGCCCCATATCAGACAGACTATCCATAAGAGCTTTTATCTCATCTTCTGACATGTTCAAGGCTCTTATCCTCTTAAGATACTCATCCTTCTCCACTTTTCCATCAACAAAATTAAAAGTTTCTCGTATTGCTTCCCATGTAGTATTATAGCCATGATCGCTTGGTGACTTTGCTTTAGGAGGTAGCTGACCTGTCTTTGAGACCGGATTATCAGCCAGCTTCTTCCTAATCTCCTCGAGCTCTTTCTTCACCGCAGGCGTCTGAGGCAAGGCTTCCAGCTTCTCCAGCCTATCCAAAAGAGGCTTCCTGATCTTGCTATTCGCAGCCGTAGCGTCAATCTCAGCCTCCACCTCTTGACGAGTTCTCTTCTTCTCCGCAATAGACGCCTTCTTCTTCGTAATAGACATCTTCTTCTTCGGAGTAGCAGCCTTATCCACTGCCCCGCCCTTGAGCTTCTCCAGCATGGCCTTATACGGCTCTCTCAACTTCTGGCCTCGCCATACATCAGGAATAGATAACCTAGCGCTATTGATAAGCTTATCTATCTCCGCATCAGACATTCCCAGCGGCCGTAGAGCGTCCTCCAGCTTCTTCAAGTCCGGAATCTTACTCTCATTCATCATGTTTCCAATGACCTCAGCAGCCTTATCAAGAGGACGACCTGCGCCCCCAGTAGCTGCCTTAGCGGCACCACTAACCAAATCCTCACCAGATGGGACCTGGCCGGGACTCTTCTCTACCTTCCCCAGCATAGTAAATCGAGGCCCCTTCTTCTTCATCCCAGGCACATTCTCTTGCAGGAAGGCCCTTATACGATCGGATGCCTTCAGATCAGCTGGATCTGGCTCGCCATGCGTACCTGCAGAGTAACGACGCCTAGCATCGTCCTCCGCACGATCCAGCATATCAATCACGTCCTGTGCCTCATTCTTATTCATGCTCTTAGCCATTCGGAGCTTGGCTGCCATACTAGCGTTCTTATCCTTTACAATCTTCATAAACTTCTTAGCCATCGCACCAAGCATAACGCCAGGGATAGGCGCAATTCCGAAGACCATCTCGGCCCCAGAGACAGGAAGAAACTCTCCAATTATTTTAGAACTAGGCCTAGGATCTGCTTTGAGCTTTCTCGCCGCTTCCGTCAGAGTACTATCTACAAAATCTACAGCCCCAGAGCGATGTGCTGATGTTACTACTCCGCCTAACATTATTGCGTCACCGCGTTACCAGCTTGACGACCCTCACTCGGTCCTCCAGGCGCGTCTTGGAAAGCATCTGCATTCAGTGGACCGATACCCTCCGACACATCCCGCCCAGCCTGCACAGCCTCTTGACTAGCAGGATCAACATTAATAGGCTCGCCGTCAGGGCCACCGTCCATACCTGGCATCTGCTGGCCTTGCTGACCTTGTTGCTGAGCTTGTGCCATCTGCTGCGCCGCCGCATTAAGCATTGGCAGGATGTCCTCCACGACTTTCTCACCAAACCCCCTAACGAGTAACCGCCTAGCGATCTCCGGCAAGTTAGGCGGCATACCAAAGTTCTGTATCATAACAGGAGTCAGACCTGCAAACAAGTTCAGCAGGTCCAGCCATTGACTGCGCTCCACACCCTGCAGGTTACTCCTCGACGTAATGTCCATTGAGAAGCTATACTCACCCAAAGCAGTATGCTCATCGATCGCAGCAAACTCAAGAGCCTTAGGATCAATGAGGAACAAGCGCTCTGGCTTGAACTGCGTAGTAAGCTGCCACATCTTACGGGCCTTACGCACTTGATAATCCGTAAGCATATCCGAGCGCCTATTCTCACGTGCGCTGTTACGCTTCTCAATAATGCTGGACTCCGTAGCCGTCTCAGCGACCTCCACGGACTGTGGTTGCGGAGTGCCAAGCGATCGATCGAACATCCCCTGCAAGATCCGAATAAGATCACCTTTCTCCGGCGGGATCTCGTGAAACGGCAGCGGGATGACGGCACGCCCTTGGCTATCGCTCAGTCCAGGCACCTCTACCACACTGCCGTCAGGCGCATCAAGTAGGTCCTGAAGTATGCGAGTAGTGATCTTGCTGGACGGGTCTACAAGCCAGACGTTCTTCTGCTTGCGGATGATGTTCAAGAAGGAATCCTGTATCTCGTTCACTAGCGCTTGAACTGTATCACCGCCCCCCATGAGCACAGGCGGCTTGTGAAACCATCTATCCATACCAGTCTGAAACGTCAAAGTCTCTACAGGATAATCATCTATCGTATCGTACGGCCACTCCTCCTCATACTGCAATGGCTTATCATGATCTTCAGCGATCACAGTGATAATATCCCGAAACTTGCCACGTCCTACCGGATAGCCTTTTGCCCATATCTCCCACCCACGCACCACGTCAAAGCCATCGCTCTTGCTATCCTCGTCTTTGTCCGGAGCGTCTTTCCATCTGGAGGGCTTAAGACCTGACGTATTGCTGAATCGCGCTTCTGCCTCAACTTCCTCAATAGGCAGCTCCCAACCAAAAGCCACCCACCGTGCATCTTGTGGACCTTCCATCGAGAACACATCTGTGATGAAGCGCTTCGCCGGCCAGTGCACACCGAAAGGCGCATCACGCTGCACGTTGGTATTAGCATCAGGCTCTTTACGATCATGGAAGAGCTTGTGTATATCAATGTGCTCTCTTATGACATCTTCTGTAATCAGAACCTGATCTTGTGGTGTGCCGCTGTTAGATAGATGAAACGCTGCGAGCTGTAGCTGGGCCTGGTGCTCCTGAATGTGCCCTATATGATCGTGGTCAGGCTCGACCAGTACAGGATTCCCTGCCATAAGAAAAAGGTTCTCTTCCTCTGCAGTCTCAAACCCGCCAAACTCCGTACTAGGCTGCAGGAGCTCTTGTGTAACACGATCTGTATCAAGTGTGTACCCCAGCTTACACACACCGTACGGCTGCAAAAATGCATCCAGGGCTACACGCTCATCCACCTTTTTCTGATTGAGCTCCCTGTACCAGTAGTTACTAACTTTGCCTGCTAGCGCTGCTCGTGTGAGACCACTAGGATTGGTCGGATCTATCTGCTCCGCTGAGACCCTATTTTCCGGCATAGTCTGAATGGTCGGATTCTGATCCAGCATATTCGCAAGGCTCTGATCCACCCAGCCATAAATCATACCGGACTTAGTCCTAGATATATGCTCTTCTTCACCACCCCCACTTATTTGGTCTGCCTCACGTGAGGTGGTAGGATCGTTGAAGTACTGTCTCACAAGCACATCACACGCTTCAAACAAAGGCTTCATTCTCTGCTGCGAGAATCCCACCTGATTGATCCACCACTTGACGCGATCTTCTTGGCTTTTAGGATACATTATGCTGCCTCATCTAGCCACGACCGGGACATAGGTATTACCACACTCTCTTGTTTCAGCGCCCTGCCAGTCCTAGAGCGCAAGTGCCGGTCCAGCATGTAATCAAACGTATAGTCTGTGCTGGTAATCACTGGAACGCGCTGGACCTCAGTCGGGTCACCTTTAGTCGATCCTGTAAGCTTATTCAGGTTCATGCCTATGAGTGACAGCACATCCACTATATCATCGGTGGTCCCATTAGGAAAGCGCGAGATTTCCCACTTCAGATCCCCAACCCACGGAGCGCTCTCCGGTGCGTTGATAAATCCCATACTCATCGCGCCGGCAATAGCGCCAGCACGACTGTCGCTGGCCTTCCCACCTTGCCCTATCACGCTCACACCTTCTAATATGGAATAGATCCCCTTATCTTGCATAATCTTCTTCAGCACCGGAGACACAGCCTTGGTCATCTGTACTCGCTCCATGTAGTGCTTAAGAGGCTGGAAGTTATACATCATGTTTACAGCTGCTTCGCATCCGACTAGGATGTCCGATTGCTTACGCCACATATCCAATAGCCAGACATACCCATTCTCGCATACACCAAAGGCCAAGTGTACTGTGTAGTCCCCTGACCCTTTGGAGAATGCAAAGTCACTAGCCATGTATTTGGTCAAACCTTTGGGTAGATCTTTTCTGGAGTATAGCCTAATCCAGTCTGGATTGAATATATCGCCTTCATCGGACACAGGCTTCTGCTGATGCACAGCCATGAACAAAGACGGATTATGACCTCTAATAACTTCAAGCTCTTCTTTGGATCGCTTGTTAGGTCCGTTTGGCAGCAGCACATCCCCAATCTCACGCCCAAGCAGATCGTTCTCCTCAGCAATGGAGGGGACGTTAATGATGTCCCAGTGCTCATCTCCTGACGCGTGGAGCTTCTCAACTTTGCCCCCCAAGTCATCATCATGAAACCTCTGCATGATTACGATCACGGCACCAGGCCCGCCCTTATACGAACGCAAACGGTTGAGAAGCGTGGTGGTATACCAGTTCCAGACTTTGCGGCGCTGGCCAGGCGACTTGGCATCTTCATAACCCTTGAACGGATCGTCAATCACAGCTATATGTCCGTGAAATCCAATCAAGCCACCCTGTACGCCTTCGGCCTTATATGTTCCGTGTTGAACTGTTTCCCATTCGTCCATAGCGCTTGCGCTTTTGGACAGCTCGACTTCGGGGAAGACCATCTGATACCGCGGATCTTTGAGGAAATCCCTCACTATCCGACCGAAACCAAACGCCAGAGCAGAGTCATAAGACGTCTCGATAAACTCCATTTCAGGACTACGACCAAAACACCACGCAGGGAAAAACTCGCTCGCGAGACGTGACTTGCCTATAGCCGGCGGGACGAAGATTCCTACCCTGCGTATGGCTCCACGTTCCACAGCCATAAGCTTTTCGGCAATCTTGTGGTGTATTGCGTAAGGCTCATAGTTCGGGTCCATGAACTTGGCAAACTCTATCAAGTCTTCATAGGCTTTCTGCCGCTTTATGAGACTATGAGTTACATCGCCAACAGTGGCGTCAGGTGTTCTATTCATGCGTCTTCCTCGACCAGCTCTGCATCTTCCAGATCCTTAGGCGAGTGCCGGTCCAGCGCGCGAGCGAGCAACGCTTTATCGTCATCTTCTAAAACTTCAAACTCCGCTTCGACTGCCTCAGGTGTCGTAGCCACAAGCTGGTCAAGCATTCCAAGAAGCTGGCCTGTAGCTGCTTGATCTATAGAGTGATGGACGGCCACGTCGGTCTCCCGCCGCTCTGTATATCCGCGATCTTTACCGAGTGTCTTAAGCACGAATGTGGAGGCCTGAAAGCTCCCTGCCTCAACCTGATCGAACACATTAGCTTCCGCGCCGTCTACAACCACCTCCCGACACTCATTCCTAACCTGTTGCAGTTCCGAGCTTCTTGCAAGGCGATAATTCACGCTCCCGACGGAAAGCTCCAGGTCCTTCGCCACCAAACTAACGATGCCTTTGTTCTTCATAAGTGACTCTGCTATGGCATTAGTGACGCGATTGTCCTGGTCACGTATAGCAGACTGAACTGCCTTCTCTGCGCCCGACCGATGCTTTATGAGCTGCGCACTGCACCCAATCTTCAACGCGGCCTCTTGCATAGATTGAGAGTCTTCCAACGCCTCTATCATCAAGGCGCTATCGACCTCACGTCTACGTCCGCTATTCTCACCGCCCATTATACACCGCCCCTTTATCACTATCCACAAAGCCCACCTTCACTGCCCCGTTCCGCTGGATCTTCTTCAGCTCGTTCTGCATCTTTGTCGTATTTACGCCTAGAGATTGCGGACGAAGGGGTGCGGAGGTTCTTGTGGAGTGAGGGGCTACATCTGGGCGAGCCACAGTCCCCTCCGGCCCCAAAGCCTTACGTTCATCTATAATTCTGCCTGCTCTGACCTTCTCCACTGTACACACTTTGCATCCGACCGTGAGCGCAATTTCATCATTGGTCGAGCCTTCCTCTATCCCACGAAGAAGTTTCTTCTGCCTGGCCCATATGATCTGTATCTTTGTCGGAGGGTTTTGTAGTTCCATATCGTCAATATATACGGAGAGGCGGTACTGAGCAATGGATCGTGGGGGATTTTGTCGGCGCAGACACCCCCCCCCCCCCCCACCCCTTTCTTCTCCTTCCCCTTCCCCTCCCCCCCCTCTCCCCCCCCTCATTGCAAACCTTCCCACCAACCCCC